TTATTTTCTGGTGTTAAGAGGAATGCCATTAGACTTACCATCCTTGAAGAACGAATTCCATTGCTGAGAGGCCCAATCAGCAGCACCTGAGGCGGCATCGGTAATCATATTCGTAACATCTTTCGCCGCAGCAGTAACTTGAGAGCTACCATAGCGAGAGTTTTGAGTATCTTGATGAATTTTTCCAATTTCTGCATAAACCTTTTTCTCCAAAGCAATAATCTGAGAGTTAGTCAAATGCTGACCAGTCTCCTGAGCACGAGTAAGGGCCATCCTCATGATTTCATGGGTAGCCTGTTTATCCGTAAGGTTAGTGTTGGCAAGGATAGACTCAACACGTGCCTGTGACTCACGTTGATTGTACTGAAGCATCTCATTCTGAGCATAAACAGAATCCTTCGTATTTTGACGAGAAGTAGCGGACTGAATACCAGCAATCTGCAAATTATTCTGCATCTGCATCTTCGCAATATCTTTCTGATTGTCCAGCTGCATTCGCATCAACTCTTTCTGCTGGTCCTGACTGGAAGATTCCAAGCCGGAGCCGGAAGCAACAGCTCCAGCACGTTCCCATGCATTGAGTTCAGGGAAGGCTGCAGCCAAGTAATCACGGGTTGCTTTTCCTTGTCTCTTTGCATTATTACCACCCAATCTGTCAATCAAAGCCTGCTTAACACGGTCACTACCGGCAGTCATAACACCATCAAGCAAATCTTTACCAGCATTCTTAATCATATTACCAGCATCAGACATAACGCCACCTGTAGTAGTAGGAGCGGGAATCTGACCATTTGGGACATTTGAACCCTGAATAGCGGACTGAATACCGGCATCTTGGTCCATACCAATAACACCTTGACCATTAGAAAGGCCAGCGGATTCGGTAGCGGCCTGAGAGGCAGGCTTACCACCAAACAACTTAGAAGCTGCTCCACCGGCTAAGGCTGAAGCAATACCACCAACAACGGCACCTAACATAGCTGAAAGTCTCCTTTGGGCTTAGCAGGAGGGAAGGCGGCTAACGCCTTCCACGTTCCTAGTTTCACGGGTATCTCCGTACGGCTCGGTCCGCCCTACACTGGGCAGGCATATAACCGAGAGTGCGGCGGCCTTTTATTTAAGAGGCTGCAAAGCTGTAACTTCATGGTCAACCTGAGCCATAGAAATGACACCAGTAACATTACCAGCATTAGCGGCGGCAGAAGACAAGAACAGTCCAACAAAAACATTATTACCTTCAGCGCGAGGCTTAACATCAACAGTAACACAATCACGAACGCTAAGCGCACGAGCAGAAAGAGCTGACGACTCAACCGGAATAAAATCAGCCTCAGCAATAGCAAATTGACCAGGCTGAGAGAAACTACTTTCAAAACGAACAACGCAAGGAACATAATTCGAGTCAACACTAAAAGATAGCGACGCAGCAACAGAGAAAACCTGTTGAGAATCAGGAGAGTTAGGGTCCATCATCTGAACGAATGCGAAACCATTACCATTAGAAGCAGAACCAATAGAGGAAGCAATACGAAAAGTAGAACGACCTGCAACAATCTCACCAGAATTGACAACCTGCGGGGCAGCAGCAGGAGAGATAGAAAAGGTACGGTTCATAGAAGTAAAAGGAGCAACATGCTTAGCTACATAAACTTGAAACATAATCAAATCCTTAAAGGGGGCCGAAGCCCCACATAATCAAGAGGTCATAATAGAATCACGAGTGGTCGGCATATTACGATAAATCGTGCAGTTAAACTTAGTCTGCATATTCCAGTGTGCAAGCTGCATAGACTGGAAAACCTCATCATAGTTATCAGTATTAACCAGAACACGCTGCTTAATATCATGAGACGGAATCGCACTATAGAACGGAAAACCATCAAGATAGTTATACGGCAATGCAACGCGGTCAGGCTGCATACGATACCACTGACCCTCAGCGATCTTAAACTTAGCACTAGCACTTCCAGAATGGAAGAACTGAGACATATTAACCTCACGCGGAGGCAAGTTAGCCATCAAAGCAGGATCACAAGCCAGATCAGTATAAGTCAAATTTTCTTTACCAACTAAGTAATGCATCTCCATTTCATGAGTCGGAGGGAAGCGGACCAATGCGAGTGTGAACATAGTGCCATGCTCAGGACAGAAGAATCGCGGTACTGAATGCTTAAACGTCTGCTGAACACGACCGGAGAACTGACCGAGAGAGCTTTGGTCGGTGCCGTCGACGTCATAGCCTGAGGCCCAGAACTCAGAATGCATAACAAGCAAAGGACGATTATCCGCATCATAAGAAGTACTACCACCAAATTCGTTAACAATATCACGATAACGAGTCATGAAGTAATCACGCTCCTGCTCGGTATGTAATTGAGCATAAGCGGCCTGTAAACCCATAATGTCAATGGAGTTGGTCTCGGTCTCCATAGAATGAGAAGTCTCAGTATCTGGAGGAAGCGGAGCAGTCCAGATAGTTTTTAAATTACATGCACGAACACCAAAACGAACATCTTCACCTTCCATATTAGATGGGTTGGCATAAGTCAAGTCATCCATCCACGGAGCTTTAAAATAGTTATTGTAAATGTTCAAGTAACCTTGATGAAGGAACTTAGGAACCTTTAAGTTAGAAGACGGAATAGTAGCGAGATACTGCGCACTATCCCAACCACGAGAGCACTGAACAGGAGCCAACGGTGGAGCATTGACACCTTCCTTAATAAACTCAATCCACTGCTCACCATATACATGACGATGAGGAACATAAAACGTGAACAAGTCAACGCGAGAGTCAACAGCAAGACCACGACGAAGCGGGGAGAGGCGAATAGCGCCAATCATATCAAGCTCAAAAGAATCACCTGCAACAACAGGAGTCCAAGAAACAACTTTTAAACGACCAATTTTGCCTGCTTCAAAAACCAGATGAGACAGGTCATGAGGGATACGCTCAGCGGAAGTTTGTACATTTGACATTTAAAAATCCTTATAGGGGCCGAAGCCCATTAATTAAAATTGAGAACCGCCTACATACCAGAGACGGGCACCTTTCTTACGAGAAGGAGAACGACGAGCCTTTTTCATATTACATAACTCCACTTGCACGAAGTTTCTGACGAGCATTATCTTCAGCACTCAGAACCGTTTCTTTGAATCCAGCCTTAACACGCAAGGTGTACGCAAAGAGTTCAGCGGCTTTAACCGGACGTTCGACGCCATTAACAATGTTCTCCGTAAACTCAGCGCCTTCCATGATGAGACAGGCCGTCTGAATGTTGACGGGATGAACATAATAAGCAATGACGGCAGCAATAAACTCAACAGGAGCAGGAAAGCGAGGGTATCCAACAAAGTCCAGCGTTCCATAAACACACGCCTCAACACAACGACGAGCACGATTGCGGTCAGTAGCAATCCAAATCTTATCACCAGTCAGAAAATCGAAATCTTCCTCAGTGATATCAAGAACAGCAGAAGCCTGAAGCATCTTCAGAGCAGCAACAGAGGTAGCAAAATTAACATCGGTAGCAACAAGATTAGACATATAAATCCTCCATAAAAAAGTAACAATGGTGTTCGCGATGTAGCCTAGTCTTCGTAAAGCTAGAGGGCTATTTCTCAGCAGCCACTTCACTGACCCGATAGTGTTCCAGTATAAACCAGTCAATCGCGGAGTCCTTACATCCAACACCCTTCAGCTACTTAGAGCGGGTCACCCTTCACTGAACTTACCACTTAGATAAACTACTTTGCACCACTGCTTCATTTATCTATGAGTTAAATATAATGCCTGTTTTTCAAATCGTCAAGCAATTTTTTGTGATTACCTTTCCAATCCTCAATCTGAAACCACTGACGGAGCAAATTACCAAAGGCATTAAGCCATTTTTCATCATCATTGGTAAAGTCAGCTTTAGTCAAAAACATAAGCTGCTTAGTCAAAGTAGCGCGATAACTTGCGTAGTAACGAGTCGAGCTCAGCATGAATCTTCTCCTGAGAAAAATTCGGGTCACTTACCGCCGAAAGTTTGAGTCGCTTTAGCTCGCAAATCAAAAGGCGTAATTCCTGCATCAATAATGTATTGACGTGCTTCATCAGAAATATCCCCATTTTTTAAGGTGACCGTCATTGAAGCGATAGAACTCTGCCAATTGAACTCGGGTGTCTTTTTCATCAAACGACGGATATTTTTCAACATACTTCTCACTTCCGGGCGCACATCCAAAATGACGTGCAAAGGCAGCGCGCCGATGTTCAAGGTCAATTGCTTTTTGGCGTTCTCTTTCACTATCTGATACAGAGGGCTGGAATCGAAGCTGATTCGACTCAGCTCCAGAAGCACTTTGTTGCTGAGATGCGCCATCGACGGTAACTCCATTCCGAGCTTCCGGCTGCTGCGAACTCTGAATTCCTTTTTCAGACAGATTGCCATAAGTGGATTCTTGCATTTTTTTTGTCTCTCAGTAATAGCTTTCTGACGCTGGTCAGATTGCTTGGCTACATACTTGGTCACATACCATGCGACCGCCTGATAGGGCTTACTCTGCATTGCTTTACCTGATTTGTCAACAGGCCACAACCAACCTTTGCGAGAATAAGCATCATGTTGATAGCGTACAGCTATCGGTTGCGTGAAGCCATAAGGCCACATGCCACGGAACGAGTTAATCTGGCGATAATTACGTACCTTGCGACCGAAATTAGGGTCGTGACTTCCCAAAGGAAGAGTCCGCACCATATGCACAACGTGCCAATGAAGACGACCGTGCTGACCTCCAAACTCCGGCACACAAAGATAGCGATAGCAGTCGTTGTAGGAATCCTTAACCGAACGACCTTCAGCGCGCAGAACAGCTCGACCAACAGTCCTGAAATAATCACGAAGAGCATTGGGGTTTTCATTAAAAGCCTGCAAACGGTCATCAGCAAGTGTCAAAGTATCAAATACGAAAAACCAGCCCTTTTGGTGAGCAATACGCATCTCATTAATTACTTTTTGAGTCATGCGATTTTTGCGTGTTTTTTCCTGCATCTTCTCCATGTACCTAGCAACCTCATCCTTAAAGGATAAAGGCTTAACCATGTCTAACTCTTGACGAATTAACTTCTCAGGCCATTGAGCAACATACTTAGTCCAAAGAGAATTCAACGTTTTACCGTAGCGAACACCCGGGCAAATCATTTCAAACAGGAAAACACATTCGGCATCCAAAGAGGTACGGTGGTCTATAGTGTTACTATTATCAAGTTGGGCAGCACACTTCCGAACCAGAGACATATGGTCTTCCAAGAAACCAGTTTGAGATTCATAAAGGGAATAAGTCTCATCATCCAGATGAGTTTCTTCAGAAAGACGTTTTTCCAACTGATAAACGAGGTCAGAGAGAAGGCGACTGCGGTTATCAACCTGAACAGCCATACGAAGATGGGCGTGCTTAGCCGTAGCGTGGGACCAGACGGTCTTAACAACATCGAAGAAGTTTTCAGTAGCCATGCAAAAAAGCCCTCGTAGAATCACTATGAGGGCAATATAGACGGTGTATCAAAGACTTGTCAAGAATTAATATAAGTTGGGCGATTTTTCAACCAATCCAGAAGTGCAAGATGCTCCTCATCAGTAAGAAAACGACGCTCATACCGAGGGTCAGAAACACGACTACGAGTGATGTGCAAAATGCGCGAATCAGGGCAATAAGCATAGTGTTCATCCACAAGGCTAAAATACTTCATTTCAAAGTCCTACTAATCAAGCGGGAAATTCCATACAGCATAAGAGCAACAACAGCCAGAGCAATAAATTTTCCGATAACAGTTTCCATAAATTACTCCACAATTTCATAAAGCCAATCCATATCACCTGAATCAACGGTCGGGTCTTCTACAGAACGAATAACATCAGAAGAGTCAATAGAGGAAATGAGAAGCTGCATAACCTCGGGGGTACACGCGGCATATTCCTCATCCATAAAATCAAACCAAGTAACGGTTTCATAAGTAAGATCAATTTCAGCAATAACAACGTCAAAGCAATTCTTAGGATTAGCAATCAATCGTTGACGAGGGGACAAATCACGAACAGCACGGACCTTGATAAGGCGACCATGATGAAGCGACTCATAACGAATATAAACAGGACACTTAAACAACCAAGAACCAAGAATTGGATGAGTAAGGCGATGAGCGGGTTTCATAAAAAGACTCCTACGTCATTTAATTGAAGCAAGAGTCTCATAAGGGATTGGGAGTTGTCAATAA